CTTCGGAAAGGACAGAACTTCAGAAAGAACTGGCCCCCCCGCTCTCAGAAGAGAGAGAGTTGGAACTGGCCAATCTGGTCCTGGCGGACCACGACGCCGCGATCCAAGACCGTTCGGAATGGGAATCCCGGTTGCGGGAGTGGGACGACCAGTACTTCAATCGAGTTGCAGTTAAGACGGTCCCTTGGGTCGGAGCGGCCAACTTTCACGTTCCCTTGACCATGATGGGGGTGGAAACCTATAAGCCGCGATTGGTGGAAGGTGTCCTGGGGCAGACCCCCCCGATTATTCTGGTTGCGAGTAAGGGGGCGGATGAGACGCGGAAAGATACGGCGGAGTCCTTTCTCAACTGGCAGGCCCTCACCCGATTGAACCTGGATCAGAAAGTTCCCGCGAGTGCCCATCTCTTCATGCACCCGGGGTTGGCGGTTGCCAAGCCCTACTGGAAAATCACCCGGACGATGCGAAAACTCATCCGGGAGTTTCCGGCGGATACCGACCTTCAAACCATCCTGGAGGCGTTGTTTGAGTCGGGAATACCCCAAAAGTTAAAAGCAGTGGGGGAGTTATCGTGGGGGGGAGAAATCCCGACCAAAGAGGGGGAACCGCTCTCGGTCAGCATCAAACTCAAATTCCTGGATGACCGGGTTCAGGCCCTCGTCACAAAGGAGCACGTGGTTGAGGGGCCCGAGGTTGATCTCGTAGACCCCATTGATCTGTTCGTGCCCGCCAAAGGCGGAGCCGATCCGCAACAGATGCCGTGGTTTCATTATCGTCTCTGGATGTACGAGAATGAACTGCGGCACAAGGTGGACGTGGGCCGGTTCTACGCCGATGCGGTTCAGGAACTTCTGGAGACGGCGAGGTCGGGGGAAGCGCCCGTAACCGATTCGGAGAAAGCCATCGAGTCAAAGGACATCGCCGAAGGCATCGAGGGGTCGGGGCCGTCGAGTGTGCGCTCAGTCCAGTTTGAAATCCTCGAAGACTTCCGTCGGTGGGACGTGGACGAAGACGGGTTAGAAAAAGAAATCATCGTCTGGGTTTCCCCGCAGTTGCGGGGGCGTGTGCTCGGTTGGGACTATTTGGACAATGTGTACGCCCACGGCCGTCGTCCCATTCGAGTCGCCCGCTATCTCCCCATCCCGTTCCGCTTCTACGGACTGAGTTTTGCCGAGTCCATTCAAGGCATCCAGGACGAAATCAATTCGATCCACAACCAGCGGGTTGATTACGCCACCATCCAGAACATGCCGTTCTACTTCTACAAAGCGAGTGGCACGACCCCTCCGATCAATACGCCACTTCGGCCGGGTCGGGGAGTTCCCGTTGATAATCCGCAGCAGGACATCTTCGTCCCCCGATGGGGCGGATCTCCCGCGTGGGCCAGTCAGGAAGAGACGATCCTCCATCAGTACTTTGAGCGATTGTCAGGCTTGACCGACCTCACACTGGGCCGCCAACCGAATCGGGTGGGGGCTACCCGAACGGCGTCTGGTACGCAGACGCTACTATCCGAGGCCGGACTTCGATTCAAGACCGCCCTGATGGAATTTCAAACGTTCTGGGCGGGGATCTTTGATGATGTCCTCGCGCTCAATCAAGCCTACTTGCCGCCCGGCGTTGAGTTTCGAGTGACCGGTCGCCGGCCGGCCATCATGCGACTGAAGGACCGCTCGGAGATCCAAGGCCGATTCGATGTTCGGCTGTCTTCGACGGCGGACAATCTCAATCGCCAACAGATGCGGAATGACGCGACAATCTTGATGCAGGCCCTCCTTAATCCCGCTTTCGTCCAATCCGGTCTCGTGGGGTTAAAGGGCGTTCGGCGCGTGATCTCCGACTTCCTCCGGTCATACGGGAAAGACCCCGATTTTTATTTGGAAGGGCAGGCCCCGATCCGGACACCCGCCGAAGAACTGATGATGTTCGTGGCGGGGCATTACATCTCCCCGGTCGCGGGGGAAGATCTGACGACCCATCTAGCAGAGCATCAGGCGGCTTTGGCCGACCAGTTGGTGCCCCCCTCGGTCAAGTCAATGCTGCTCCAGCATGTCCAGGAGACGATGCAGCTCCAGCAAGCGCAGCAGCTCGCCCAAGCGATGCAGACCCGTTCGGCCCCGGTAGGCCAGCAGGCCATCAACGCCGAAACCGGACGCGCCCCTCAGCCCGCTCCGGCCACCGCATCCCCGCCGCAAATGGGAATGCCCGCGAAAATGGGGGGGCCGCCGAGTGGACAGTAACACCGATGTGGCCCTCGCTTCGCTGGAGCGAGACGCCCGTTTAATGAAAGACCTCCGAGCAACTGAAATGTGGAGTTGCCTGCTTCACCAGTTCTCGAAGATGGAAGCCCGGGCTCTCGACCAGGTGACCGACGCTGCCGGGACTATCGAACAAGTCAACTTCTGGCGGGGCCAGTTGGCCCTGATTCGAGAAGTCCAGCGGGTTCCCGACCTGATTATTCGATGGGCGAAAGATGCCAAAGAAGCCTAACGGTCCAGCCAGTAAACCAAAGCGAAAAGCGGTGTTTGGAGTGGCTGATATGATTGCCCTATACGCAAGGCCGAAAGGCCGTGGTTCCTCGTCGGCGGGAGACGGGAAACCCCAACTACCGAAGCGCCCGCGCACGCGAAAGGACACAGCGTAAAATGTCCGATCCCAACATCCCGGTCGTCACTTCTTCGGATTCGGCCACCGAAGTCCCGACGGAGATTCCGTCAACGGAGGCTGCCCCCGTAACGGCAGAGACAGGGGAACCCGACCGTCCCTGGCAAAACGTTGTCGGTGAGATGACCCGGAAATTTGGTCGCCTGGAGAGGCAACTGGATTTCCTCGCTTCGCGGCTCTCGGAGTCGCCGGCACCCTCGCCGAAGAGTGGGGGAGCAACGCGAAATGAGTTGTCCGACGAAGATCTCTGGAATCTGGCCCGGCAGGGAGAGAGAGATGCGTTTGATCTCTATATGCAGCGTATCGCCTCTCGTACTGCCCAAACCCAGTCCGCCGGGGATCGAATCGAGCGGCTTGTGGATGCCCAGCTCTCAACACTCGGGCAGAAGTACCCCGTGCTGAATGATACCTCGCACCCTCTCACCCAAACGGTCCAGCTCGCGTACCAACTTCTGTTGGGACAGGGCTACCCGGCAAGCAAAGCGACGATGCTGGAAGCCATCAAGACCGGCATTGCCGACCGACCCGATCTCGTGGCAGAATTGCACGCGGGCGGGTCCCGGGGAAGAGAGACCGTTCGGCAGTCCGCCGCAACGGTGGCCCAAGCGGGTCAAAACCCGCCGACCGCCCGAGCCGCGTCCCCGACTCCGGCCCGAGCGACTGTACGGCCGTTGACGGAGAAAGAACGGGAGCTGGCCCAGCGAATGGGCGTGAAGGACCCGCAGAAGGCCAAGGAAGCATTCTTGCAGCGCCAGAAAGAAGGCAAATCGGCGCTGGGGGCGGTGGCGGGATTCATTAAAGAGGAGGATCTCTAGAAATGCCACGAGGAGTACCGACCATCAATTCGGTTCGAGAAGAACTTTCCGCCCCGGCGATAACCGCCGAGGTGCTCGGAACAATCAACGAACAATCACCGTCCGACACGACGGTGGCGTGGGAAGGCCCGTCTGGAAAACTAATGGAGATGACGGAACCGCCTCCCCCGTGGGAAATCGAGGATACTCGCTACGCTGTGTCCGACGCCCGACGATTTGTCGATGTGCCGGACAGTTGGGAACTGCGGTGGCTCAACCCCAAAATCATTGAGACAATGGGGTGGCGCTACTGGCAGCCCGTAATGGCCACAGACCCGCGCGTCAAAGTCAAGGTTGACTCCATGGTCGCCCCCGACAATAACATTCGTCGGGGTGGGGCTGATGGGGGAGATATTCTTGGCTGGATGTTCAAGTCTTGGGTGGCCTCCCGTCGGAAGCAGTTGGCAGAAGTAACCGACAGACAGCGGGATAGTGCGAGCAATCGACAGTCTCAGCTCCGTGAGGAGTTTCGTCGGGGGACTTTCGGCCCGAACGTCTCGATTGAAGAGGCCCGGCACCCCACGCACACCATCGGTGAAGGGCGATCAATGAGGGACTAGTAAAACATGCCGTATCTTCAGAGAGCAACTAACAATTACTTCGGCTTTGTGCCGGCGTATGGCAACCAGAGGACCAATATCTATCAGGTCTCCTCGTCGGCCACCACCGGTGCAACTGCCATTTACCCCGGCGACGTGGTGGTCTATTCCACCCTTGCCGACGCGGGTCCGGTGGTACGTGTTGCTACTGGCGGCACTTCCACCGACTTGGGTGTAATGGCCGGGGTCGCGGCGAGCTTCGTGGGAGCGTTGGGTGGATCTACCGGCGCGGACCCCCGCGTCTTGTCGTCTCAGACCCTATTGGTCTATGACGACCCCAACACCATTTTCGTTGGATGTGATACCACGTCTGGCGTGATCGGTGTGGGGCCAATCGGCAAAAAGTACGCTTTGCTTTCCACAGGATGTGTTGGTAGTACGGGGCCTGGTCCCGGCAACCATTCTGTTATGGCCATCTCGGGAGTGTCTGCGTCTTCCGGGTCGGGTCGTGGGTACCGTTTCACCGTGATCGGGCTCCATCCGGTCGAGAATGCGTATTCAAGCATCTCTGCCGGGACTGCGGCGGCAGCCACCGCCGTTCGTAAATGGCTTATGCGGCCTTCCCAGCACGTCCAGGATCTTGAGACGGCTGGCAACATCACAACGTAAGGGGGCGACCAAATGGCTACTCTACGCACAACGCTCCCTGACCTGTATCTCCAGAGGCTGGCGTTTCTGGAGCAGGTTTTGTTCGATGAAATGCCCGTCGAGGGCGGTGTCTTTGGCCGGATTCTCCGAGTCAAGGACATGGGTAACAAGCCTCTCGTTCGCACAACCACCGTCGCTTCGTTTGGCACCGTGCCGACGAAAGCAGAAGGTGCAGCGGTAACCTACGAGGAACTGGGCGGCGGGTTTGATTCGACGTATCAGGCCGACACCTACGAGCTGGCGTTCAAGGCTTCCAAAGAAGCCATGGACGATGAGCAGGAGGAAGTCGTGTCTGACGCCGCTCGGGCGCTCGGTTCGAGCATGACCTATACCTACGATGTAGACCACGCCAACATCTTCAACGACGGGTTCACGGCAACGACCGGTAGCCCGGATGGCGTGATTCTGTTCAGTACGGCGCATCCTCTCGTCGGCGGCGGGACCAACCCGAACCGCCCGAGCACGGACGGTGATCTGTCTGTGGCGCAACTTCGGACTGCTTTGAACGATATTGCTAACACCAAAGATGATGCGGGCAAGATCGTCCATTGGCGGCCGAAGATTCTACTGGTTCCCTATCAGTCGAAGTGGCTGGCGATGGAGCTTATTGGTTCCGATCTCCGGGCGGATACTGCCGACAACGCAACCAACGCCTTCAAAGACGATGGTCTGTCGGTGATCTCGACTCCGCTCCTGACCGACTCCAATGCGTTCTTCTTGCTGGCTGAACCGTCGAAGCACAACGTTCGTACTTACTGGCGGGAGCGCCCGAATGTTCTCCATGACTGGGACTTTGAGACTTCCAGCATGAAGATCAAGATCCGGGCCCGCTGGAAGCGCGGATGGAGCGACTATCGCGGTGTGTACGGTACTAACGGCGCATAACACAGTATGATGGACGAGTCTTCGGGGGCGACTTTGCGGACTCGTCTGGCGGCGCTGCTCTCGGAGCACGATGACCTGGTTAACCGGGCCCTCGTGCTTCGGGGGCGGATGCTCGAATTGGAAAACCTTCTAACCACGCTGGCGGGCTCAGATAAGAACACCGCCTCGGGAGAGTGAAACATCATGGCTGGACAGCAGGGCGGCATTAACGCCCCCTATACTCGGTTTCGCGGCCCAATTCTCGTGGGCCACAGTTCGGATTTTGGAATCGCGGCCGTCAACGGTGGCTCCACCGCCCCACTCATCTCGTACTGGAACGCCAGCGAAATCGGCACCTATGTGGTGTCTTCGGGCGAAGTGCGGGGAGTCGCGGCAACGGTGCCCATCTACTCAATGACCTCCGGGGCGTTCCGGGCCGTGAACCTGCGCGTCGCGAAGCACGGAGGCATCAGCCGCGCCCTGGGCGTATGGGAGCGTGCGTGCGCCGTCGGGCTTGCGGTCCAGGTGGGGTGCTTGGTGGGCG